TTTTGATTAGTGGTATTGCAGGGCCGACGTTTCTGTTTGCGGTTAGTTACTGGCTAGATCTGCCATGATAATGGCGTTCCTGTTGGTTATGCTGGTAGAGGGCGAGCAAATCGCGGGTCAATTCCATTTCCGCAACATCCACAGGTGTAATCAGTTCGCATACTGGCTGGAGCAGGGGACTATCAAACCCATAGAAGGCAGGCGTTTGAACAACCAGCAAAACATTACAGCGTACTGTATCCCTGTTAAAGTCAGACCAAACATACAATTCTACGACTAATATGGCAGCAAAAAAATTAGAAGAAGGCTCTGAATACGCTGAGTTCGACTCAGATGGAGACGGCATCTTGAGTGATGACGAGATTGAAACAAGCAAAGAGTTGCTAGAACTTAGGCTTCACCACGAGCGAGCAGATGCCCAGCGCGGCATGAGTTGGTTCGCCCTTTGGGGTATGTTGTTATACCCATCTCTCGTCGTTGCGTCTGAGTTCTTTGGGCTGTCCCAAGCTGCAAAAATACTAGGCGATATGGCAGCAGTCTATTTTGTATCCGTTGCAGGCATTCTCGCCGCATTTTTTGGCGCTCAAGCATGGTCAAGTAGGAGATAAGATGTACCACTACAAGGCTAAACTTGTTCGGGTCATTGATGGCGACACCATCGACGTAGACATTGATTTGGGCTTTGACGTGTGGCTAAAAAGACAGCGTATTAGGTTAGCAGGAATTGACGCTCCCGAATCTCGCACCAGAAACAAAGCGGAAAAGGTGTTAGGGCTAGCAGCTAAAGCACGACTGACAGAGCTTTGCTCTGAGGAGATGCAGCTAGAATCTTTGGGGACAGGCAAATACGGGCGTATTTTAGGTATTCCAAAGACATCTGATGGCACAAGTATGTGCCAGATTCTGATTGATGAGGGTCACGCTGTTGAGTATTCGGGTGGCAAAAAAACTAAAGTATGGGCGTAAAAAATAAGGAATAGATTATGAGCCTACTAGCATCTCTCGTCGGCCCCGTAACTGGGCTACTGGATAAATTTATACCTGACGCTGACACTAAGAACGCCTTGGCCCACGAAATTGCCACGATGAGTGAGCGACACGCGCAACAGATTGCGTTGGAGCAGATCGAGGTTCTCAAGCTAGATGCCAAAGGCAATTGGTTCCAATCGTCGTGGAGACCCTTAGCGGGTTATACATGCGTGCTGGGCCTTATGGTGAATTTTCTCATCAGCCCTATCGCAGCGGGGTTCGGATTGATCATCCCTCAAGCTGATGCTGGCGTGATGATGCCGCTCCTCTTGGGAATGCTCGGTTTGGGCGGCGCTAGATCATTTGAGCGCGTTAAAGGTGTTGGTAAGTAATGAGTAAGCTTGTTGAAATGATCAAACGCCATGAAGGCGTTAAGTCCAAGGTGTACCTGTGCTCCGCTGGCTACGAAACCATAGGCGTCGGGCGAAATATCAGCGAGTCTGGTCTTGGTTTATCAAACGATGAGATCGAATACTTGTTGGCAAATGACATAACGCGAGTGAAAGAAGAATTGGCTGACACTTACTTTTGGTTCAACGGCATAAACGAAGCGCGGCAAGACGCAATGATCGACATGTGTTTTAACCTTGGTCTGACTAGATTGCGTGGGTTTGTAAATGCTCTTGAAGCGATGTCTCGTGAACAGTTTGATGTTGCGGCGGATGAATTTATGGATAGTAAATGGGCGCAACAGGTTGGTACAAGAGCGATTCGCGTAACCGAAATGATCCGTAGTGGTGAGTATATCTAATGCCGTTACAGAAATTTATTTTTAACCCCGGAATAAACAAAGAAGGCACAGATTACACCGCTGAAGGCGGATGGTTTGACGGTAATTTGGTGCGTTTTCGCAAGGGCTTACCAGAAAAAATCGGCGGCTGGGTAAAATATATCACGGCTTCTTTTGTGGGAACTGGCAGAAAACTTTTCGGCTGGACATCTCTTGCGGGCACAAAGCTTTTAGGTGTCGGTACATCAAAAAAACTCTACATTCAGGCAGGTACAAACTACAACGACATAACGCCTATACGAGTAACCACTTCTGCCGGTGATGTGACCTTTAGCGCAACTAATGGTTCAAGCTCAATTGATGTAACGGACGCTTCTCACGGCGCAGTTAAAGGCGACTTCGTCACTTTCTCAGGAGCAGCCTCGCTTGGGGGTAACATTATCGCTGCCGTGCTTAATCAAGAGTACGAGATTGACTCAATCACTAGCACTAACGTGTATGTAATCACTGCCAAAGATACCTCTGGAACAACTGTTACGGCGAATAGCAGCGATAGCGGCAACGGCGGTAGCTCAACGGTTGGTACATATCAGATCAATGTCGGCCTTGATGTGTTTGTTGCAGGAACAGGTTGGGGTGCAAGCACTTGGGGCGATGGAGCTTGGGGTTCTAGCACTCCTCTTATCTCCGTCAACCAACTTCGCTTGTGGTCTATGGATAGTTTTGGCGAAGACTTGATAGCAAATGTGCGGGCAGGCCGGATCTACTACTGGGATACCAGCGCGAAAACACTAGGGACTGATAGGGCTGTAGATATCGTTGATTTAACTGGCGCAAACTTCACGCCGACAGCCGCCCTTCAAGTCGTGGTATCCGACGTGGATCGACACGTGATCGCGCTAGGGGCGGACCCTATTAACGCTGCGGCCACCGCACGCACGGGCACGATAGATCCGCTTCTCATTGCTTTTTCTGATCAAGAAAACCCGGCAGAGTGGTTTCCTACGGCAACAAACACTGCGGGTTCACTGCGTTGTTCTGCGGGATCACAAATTATTGGCGGATTGCGCGCTAGACAAGAAACATTGGTCTGGACGGACGTGGCACTGTACAGCTTACAGTTCATTGGTCCGCCGCTGACTTTTGGCTTGAACCTGATCAATGAAGGCGTAAGCCTTGTAGGTCCCAACGCGGCCATTAATACGCCTAATGGCGTGTTCTGGATGGACAAAAAAGGATTTTATGCTTATCAAGGCTCTATTCAACCTGTTCCCTGTAGCGTGAAATCTTATGTTCTAAGCGACTTCAACGAAGCGCAAGCTTTCCAAGTCTTTGGCTTTGTAAACAAACAGTTTGACGAGGTAGGTTGGTTTTATTGTTCATCTACTTCTGACCTAATTGACCGGTATGTGACGTACAACTATGTTGAGCAGACATGGGCAATAGGTAATCTATCGCGCACCGCGTGGCTAGATGAAGGCATCGAAAGTTTTCCGCGTGCAGCAGGCGTCTCTAGCAGCAATAACTACATTTTCAGCCATGAAACAGGCTTTGATGACGAAGACTCGCCAATGGATAACGTGTTTGTTGAAAGCGCGGACTTTGATTTGGGTGACGGAGAGCAGTTTCAATTTGTGCGGCGTTGTATTCCGGACGTTAAATTTACGGGTGATTCCGGCGCAACCCAGACGCTAAACTTTGTTTTAAAAGCGCGTAACTTTCCCGGCGAATCACTGACCACGGATCAAACAACGTCGTTCACAAGCAGCACTACTAAAATCGACACGCGCGCCAGAGGACGGCAAGCTGCTGTTCGTTTTGAATCCGACGACGACGGCACCACAGGTACTCGTTTAGGGGTTGGTTTCAGGATTGGTGGCACGCGTTTAGATCTACAACCGAACGGTCGTCGATGAGTAAGCTACTACAGGGTCGATTGCCGTTCGCCGTCGATGGTGATTCTGTTGACGGAACCACGTTTAATCGCACTATCCGCTTGTTGGAATTAAGTTTAGACTCTTTCGATCCGGATGCGACGCCGCAGTTTGTTACGACAGAAAGGGATCAGCTTAAATTTGACGCTGGTGCTTTGATTTGGAACCCTTCTGTGGGGCGTTTGCAACTGTATACCGGCAATGAGTGGGTGAACCTATCAGACCCTCTGCCGTACATTGTTTCTAAGCTAGAGGCCACAGGCGAAATAGGCGTTGTTCAAGTAGTTACAAACGGGTCAATCGTGGTGAACGTACACGGTTAGATTGGTTCTTCTAATTAAAATAGGCGTATACTCGGGACATGGGACAAGCTGCACTTAAATACGACGACTTTGATGAACTTGACCAAGTTCCTATACCCGAAGGCGGTATCGCTACCTTTTTGACTGCGGAGACCGGATCTTGGGCCGATGACGACGATGACGTGCCACCCAAAGGCATCACGAACGTCGTAAAAATAGCAGACAAGCTGGCCGAATATGGCCGTAATGAAGACGAGTATATGGTCCACGCCGCTGAAGGCGAGACTGTGATACCGATGGAAGTCTTCAACCAAAACCCCTCCCTGAAAGACAAGCTTTTTGCAGC